GGTGCGCTGAAGTTCCGTGGAAGCTCTGGCACAATCACCACAATCGCAGCAGCCTAATTTAAACGACTATGCCCACCATCCTCTGGATCATCGAACGCCTTCTCGTCAAACCCACCGAAGGCTCCCTTACCGATGTCGTAATCACCGCCGATTGGCGTTGCAACGGCACTCAGGATCAATACAGCGGCACCTGCTACGGCTCCTGCTCGTTCGCTCCGCCGTCTGGTGAGTTCACGCCATACGAGGATCTGACGCAGGAACAGGTGCTTGGTTGGTGCTATAGCAATGGAGTCGATCAAGCGGCTATCGAAGCCAACGTCTCGTTGCAGATCGAGAATCAGATCAATCCGCCCGTGGTGACGCTGCCGTTGCCGTGGAATCCAGTTGCGGAGATCGTTCCTGTCGCTGAAGTTCCCGTCACCTAATATGGAAATCACCGTAAAACTCACTCAAGAACAAGCCAACGGTTTGCTGCAACTCATCGACATTGCAGTCAAAGCTGGAGGCATTCAAAACGCCAAAGTTGCTTTGCCGCTTGTTGATCTAATCGTCAACGCCGCACAACCTAAATCCGAGTAATGCAAATACTGACGCTGAACCTCGACCCCGTATCCGCCAAGGCTCTGATTGCGAACCTTCAAGTCGCGATCAGAGTCAATGGCTGGGACGTTGCTCGTACTGCGGCGCCGATCATCGACGAACTCCTGCGACAAGAAGCGGAGTTCAAAGCCTCTCAAGCCAAACCTGAGTAATGGAACCAACGAACAACGGTAGTGCCAGCCCAGGGTTAAGCCTAGCAGCAGCAGCAGGTGCTACCGCTGCATCATTCCTGCCAATCCTCACCGACTGGGTTAGACTTATAACCGCAGTGGTTGGCTTAGTTTGCGCCTGTTACGCCGCATATCGCTTATTTCGATCCAAATGAAAAACACAAAAACAACTCTCGCTGGCATTGGTGCAATCCTTATCGCTGTTGGAGGCGCCCTACGGGCCACCTTCGACGCCGATCCCAGCACCAACATCGACATCGCTTCGACCATTGCAGCGGTGACCGCCGGCATCGGTCTTATAATGGCCAAGGACGCCGAGAAGACTCCTGTCGTTCCTCCGGTTTGAACTGGATCTACCAACTCGTGAAGGCTCTCTTGGATTTTCTCCGAGAGACGCCTGCACCAAAAGTGGAAGATGGAAATGCACCAAAGCCTCTCAAGAACGATTTGGCTGCTCGTGTTGCCGATCTGCCTGGGTTGCCAGCAGACGAAGGTAATCCTCGTTCCTAGCGGTGATCCCGTGATGCTAGCAGAGCCCGTCCGCGCTCGCGTCTACGCGTTTGACAAGGACGGTAAACTCTCTGGGCCGAGTCGGGTTACCCTTCCAGCTGGGTGGTACGTACTACCGAAAGCCAAATGATTACCTACCGAGGCCAGAAATTTGCCGGGTACAACAAGCCGAAGTCTACGCCAGGCGCCTCCAAGAAGTCCGCTGTCTTGGCTAAGGAGGGCGGGCAAGTAAAGCTCGTGCGCTTTGGTGATCCGAACATGACCATCAAGAAGCACATCCCGAAGAACCGTAAAAGCTTTCGTGCCCGGCATGGTTGTGACACACCGGGCACGAAGCTCTCTGCGAAGCACTGGAGTTGCGCCGCCTGGTAGCTCAGTACGCCGACGGCAGCTCGTCGATCGCGTCTTCAGCACTCTTAGGAGCTATGCGCGTCGCAGTCGAAGTCCCCTCACCCTGACCGGGTTCCGAGGATCGGACCTTTCCAACCTTCTTCTCCAACTCCGCTACCTTTTGCTGAAGACGGATCACTCGCAGGCGCTCACGGCCGTAGGCCCGAGCACGTAGGGCAACCTGTGCCTGAGCCTTCGTAATGAGGTCAACCTTGTCCTCGTAGCCCATGTCAGCATCGACGCCCTCGCCTTTCAGCGCGATTCGGATCAGCCGATCGCTCTCGTCCAGGAGCTTGTTGCCATCATCGTCACCATCTTCCCTACCGAACAGCTGCGGGTGGCTCTTTTCGTAATCCGAGAACTGCGATTCAAACAGCTCACGCGAACGAGATTGACGTCCTTCCACCTGCTTCGATCGCTCAACCTCACGCTGCGCTCCCTTTTCCTTCCATTCAGCGATGGACTTATCGCGAGACTGAGTAAGTTCGAGTAACCGACGGCGGTGGGCCATGATCTCGGGCGCAGCTGGCCCGAACGTCTCCTGAGCGATGATCGCGGCCTTGGCGACCGGCACGTTCAAAATCGCCATGATATCATGGTGACTGGCGTCGCGCTCAGTGCCATCGGCATCAGTGACGCGGATTCCGTCAATATCGCCTAGGGCGGTCTGCCACGCTTCGCGCAGAGGGGTCTCGTACTTCTGCTTGTACTCACCAGAACGCGTGTAGTTTAGATACCGCACCTCGGTGTCCAGCTCCTCGGCGTTCTTCCGGATGGAATCCATCTCGGCCTTCAGCGACTTAGTAGCCTCTTCGACTTCCTTCCGAGTGCCTTCGGACCTAGCACGCTCAAGCTCAGAGACCTTAGCCGCGAAATCATCGCGCTCTTTCTTGGTCAAGTCGTACTGCTCGCGGAACTGCTTGATGGACGTGGGCTCAGGCTTGGCGGGCTCAGCCTTAGCGGTCGGCGCTGCTTCATCCTTCTTGGGGGTGAACTTATCGAGGTTGAAAAAATCCTCGTTCTTGGGCTTGGCAAGGTCAGCAGGTGCAGGGGCCGTAACTTCTGGCGCGGATACCGCAGGCGCAGGAGCTATTTCTTGAGGAGCCTGCTGGGACGGTGACCCCATCGGGTTGTCCAGCCCACTGCCTTCAATGGCGTCAATGCCAGCAAACGCGTCAGCGTAATCCGCCCCGCGATCAGTTGGGGCATCAGGTGATAATAGGATTCTCATTCGAGGTTTTGAGTGGTGGTCGGTTTTTCTTTCCGCATCTCTGCCAGCCCGTTGAGTTCATCAATCAAGGCTTTAGCCCCCTGTCTGCGACAGTTGGCATTCCATCCATGTTGAGGATTCTCTGAGGCTGGCAGGTTCCAGCAGAAATTATTGAACGCAACGAGTAGGGCAGCTTGTAAGTCCTGATTATCCAGGAGGCGCTTAAGCTCGTTGAGGCGCTGTTGGTTTTTTTGAAACTCTTGTTTTGGGGTCATTGGTTGAGAATATTGGCCTGAGTCTTGAGATCCATGGCGGCAATGTCTGCGCGGGTAAGAGCGCCTTTACGCTGAGCTTCAGCGATCGTGCTAGCATTCTTGCGCTGCTGATCTTGATCGAAGGCGACCTGCTTCTGAGTCCGCTTCTGTTCGGAGTTTGCCGCAGCAATTTGTGACTTGGACTGCGCGGTGATAAGCATCGCCTGGATCTTTGCAGCCGTCTCGGGGTCCATTCCGTTGCCAGCTGCGCCGGCTTCGGCCTGAGCCTGAGCCTGCTCTTGAAGGCGCTGCACGTAGCCCTTGATGTAGTTTGAAGCCTGGCCGATGCCGTCGTTGTAGAGCTTGATGTTCTGCTCCTGGCCCGGGTCCTGAGAGATTAACTGAATCTGCTCCTGGATATGCTGGATTACGTTGGCCAATCCCAGCACGCGATCCATCGTGGTCATGCCGCCACCTTCCTTTTCAATACGACCAATGGCGCCACCAAGCATCTGAAGCAGCGTCTGGATGTACTCGGGGCGATTGAGTGCGCTTGCGATAACGACAGGTTGACCGTCGATAAGCGTGCCCCACGCCAGGGTAGCGCGTTCGACAGCCGGGGAGACCGGCTTGTTGTCGATCGGAGCCAAGCGATTTGCCAGAAGGGGATCATCAGTGTTGGCCTCGACATACATGTGCACAACCTCGGCCTGAGAATCCGGAGCTAGCAGCGGTCGGATAGCCATCAGGCGGTCAGCCTGAGCGATCTCCAGCATCTTGTTGCCGGAACCCATGACGCGCTCGGGCATGATGTCCCATGCGTCGAGGTTGTTCCAGACGGAGGGATCGACTCCGTCCGCCTCGCACTTGCGACGGAACTGTTTGCAGTCGGGATGGTCGATCGTGCAGAACCGGCGAGCGATCTCACGGTACTGGAAATTCTGCTGAGTGTAGGCGCGTGTTAGCATGGAGCCCATCAGCGCGTTGGCGTTGTTCACGCGAGCCATAACCTCGGTAGCGGTCAGCTCTTTCGATGATCCGTCATTCACGTCCTGCGTGTAGGCAGCACTCGACTCAGACATGATCTGGCGGTGCATCGCCATAGCGCCGGACAGCATCGGGTAATCGACAACGTGACGCTCAGATTGCGGAACCCAGGAGAGGCCCTCGGGAATCACGCCCATGTTCACCAGGTCGATCTTCTCCATCCGTTCCATGTCACCATCAGCGACATTGCGGAAGAGCCAGAGCATCTGCTCGAAGACTGAGTCGGTGAATTTACAACGCAGGCGATTTTGGAGGTGGCACACCGCATAAAGCAGGTAGCCAAGGGAACGCACCGAGTGCCAGCGGAACGGCGGAACCACAGCGCCGTCAGCGAACTGGATGTGCATCAGCTCAAAGATATCCCGGCCGTAACAGCGATCGCCGGCATCGAAGAGCCATTGGCCAGCGGTCTGCATATTACCGATCCCGCTGTTGTACTGGTCAACGATGATGCGGCGGCGCCAAGAAGGATCGTCGCTGGTCGTGTCTAGGAAGTAAAAATCGTAGCACCGCAGCACCGGAGTCGCATCGGAACCCCAGTAACCAGAGTTCTCCTTGAAGTCTTCCTCAACCTTTTCAGGGAAGTATTGGCCGGACCAATCGTTCACCTGGAGACTCGATGCCTCGCGCTGGATCATCGCGGCCAGCAGCTCGTTCACCAGCTTTAGGTTCCAGCCGGGATCGACGTTCTCACCGCGAGTCATGCGGATTAGGTCCGCAGCTGTGAAGGAGGTGTAGATCGCGAAGTGCGACATATTCTCCATCGTGGTCAGCGTGTTCGTAGGAACCAGAATGTCTTCAGTTCCACGGGCCGACGGGCACCATTCACGGTCACGCAACCAAGTCACCGGCCCAATGCCGTGAAGAACCGTCGCGGCAAACTGAGATTCCAAGACCGTGGAATACTTCGGAGACCGCTTCATCACGCGGTTCAACTGCTTGGTGATGATGTTGCCCCACTCGGTGCGCTTATCCCGGGGGCCGGTATCAAGGCCCACAGAAAAGTAATTCTGAGGCTTCAGGAACGCGTTCGTAAACTGCTGGCGTGCCGCATGAATGATGCGCGTACCTTCCAGGAAGTTGACGTTTGTCTGGATCTTGTTGTCGCGAGCCTCCTCTTCGCTGTATGGAGGATTACCGTTAAAGGTAGCGTTAATGCGAGCGCGATTGCGAGAACGAGGCTGTTCAGCCTCTAGCATCGCACTAACAACATTCCAGACTCTACTTGGTTCTTTGAAACTCATATTGATCTCAGATTGCTTTCCGTTCCTGCGAAATCCAGCATTTATCAGGCATTTCACGATCGCCTAGGTAACTCAATGGCACCCAGACCTTGAGCTTCAGGTAGCAGCCGCAGACTTCGCAGGTGCCAGCATTAGACTCACCTTGAAGGATCATAGCCATGTCGTGGCGCAGTTGCTCCTGCTCAATGATAACCTCAGCGACAGTCTTCTCGATTGCGTCTGGCTTGGTGGGTTTGTTGTGCAGGCAGTGCAGACACGTATCAAGACGATGCTGCGCTACTGAGCGATCAACGGGAATACCGCCATCGCCCAGCCATTCCGCAAGAATCCTTACCCCTTGCGCCGTATTTTTAACCCTTTCCACCGCACGAGCGACAGCCTGATACCCTTGGTTGAGCATTGGTTTGAGTGGATTGAGTTGTTGTTTGCTGGGGAAAACGAGCTTTTGTGTAGGCTTCCAGATCACTCACCGCTTGTTCAAATGACGATGGAAGGTGGTTGGCAATCCTGTGCTGCTGGATCAATCGCGCCATCGAATGAAAATCGTAATTCATCGGGTTTGGCGCGGTCCACTTGGTTGCGGGTTCGTAGAACTGCCATCCACCGTTTGGAAACGTGTTGTAATTCATGCTGCCTGATTTTTAAAACGGCAGATCATCGGCGTCGAGATCAGGCTTCGGCGCAGTCGGCGCGGACTCCTGGCGCGGCGCGGACGTGGCACCTTCGCTACGTTCCTTAAGAAACTGGAAGGTTTCGATCATAATCCGCGTGGTGGATCGCTTGTCTCCGGTCTTCTTGTCGTCCCACTCTTCCCGGGTTAGGCGCCCTTCAATCATCAACGGATTACCTTTCCTGACGTATTGAGCGAGCGTTTCAGCCTGCTTCCCGAACGCCTTGCACTCAGCAAAGTACACGTCTTCCTTTTCCTCACCGGCCTCGTTCTTCCAGCGGCGATTGACGGCCAAGCTCAGGTTGCAAACAGCAGTCCCTTTTGGAAGGTGTTTGAGTTCTACGTCTCGGGTGAGGTTGCCGATCAGGATGACTTTGTTGAATGATGCCATAAGGTTAGGAATAGGTTAGCGAATGCTCAGTATCCATCGTGCGACGCTTATCTGACAGACGTGTCAGCCACTTTGGTGTCTGTCGCTTGACAATACCAACCCCCTGCCCGCCTGCAATCTCAAATCCCGTTCTGCGAGCCATTTCGAGTGCGACCACAAAGGAGTCCCATAAATCAGGGGATCGGCCCATGCGTTCCTTGGTTTTGTGCTTGGGCTCCACGTCGATCAAACCAGTGCGGGAGATTCCCCATTCGCGCATCGATCCTTCCTCGGCGACTTCCCGAGGGAGTTTCCTCAGCTGCTTGGATTCAATCAGCAGGCGCGACGAGTACCAAAGGGCTGTGACCATCTTGCCGTAGGCTTCCCGCTCAGTCTTCGGATCACCTTTCCGAACAGGGCGATCCGTTGGCCGACCACCAAACTCGATCGGCACCACCTCGGGCGACCACAGGCGGGCAAACGCAGACATCAGCGTGCCGCGTCCGGTGGAATCGAATCCCACTTGATTAGGTGGGATGTTGCGCTGCTTGCAGTAGAGAAGCACGTACTCGGCAATCTGCTCCTCTGCCTGCTGCGCTTTGACGGCCGTCACAGGGATTACGATCGGGGCCTCAGCGAATGCTAGCACGATGCGTCCAGTGCTGTCCGGGCCGTACTGAAGGTCGATCATAACGCATCGGTCACCACCGATGCCTGAGTACGCCGCGTCGATCCCGATGATTCGTGTGATCTTGTCGGCGCCCTGCCAAACAATTTCATCGAACGCCTGGTTCTGCTCGCATAGCGACATGGTGACCACGCGCCGTGTACCGCCGTCTCGGGGCAGCAGCCCGAGGTTCATCATCGAGAACTGCAACGAGTCTCGGCCGTAGTAATCCAAGTCCGCCTGAATCTGCTCTGGCGTGATGATGCCTCGGTACGGATTGGTGCCTTTCGGGAACTTTGCGTTCGGCGTGTCGTATCCGCATAGCTGGACAGCAACCCCTCCTGGCGCCCGCGTTCTCCAGGTGCGTGTTTGCTCAAGGTATTCAATGCCTTCCCAACCGCCCATCGTAGAGTGCGGCTCACAGACAACCCCGAGCGCGTCGTTGCGATCCTTGGGATTCCCCATCGCGATCAGCTTGAACTCAGGATTCTTGCGAAGGTTGGCGACTGAATCGAGGAACCCTCGGCTCATAAGAGACGCCTCGTCTGCAATCAGCATCACTCGATCGTTCTTGAGCCCGACGTAGTTCGAGAGACCAACGAACGTGCCGCCGACCTTGCACGCTACACCGATGATTCCGTCTCGGAAGTCCTGCGCCTCGGCGTCTTGGTCAGAACTGGTCAGGATAAACCGGCTCTCGATAACGCGCCCAGGAAGCCATTCCCGGCGAGCCTTTGCCTTGTTGTGCAACTCCTTGATCGAGCCCCAGATTCGCAGCTGAAGACCCTCACGCGTAGTTGACGACATGATGATCGAGGTGCCGGTGGGGTAGATGTAGAACGTGCAGAGCCCAAAAGCTGCGGAGGTGTAGGTCTTGCCAGATGATCCTGGGCCCATGATTCCAACCTCTTGATTTTCCGCGAAAGTCTTAATCAGCAGGTCAGACCAGATGTGCCAATCGAAGTGAGGCCAAAGCGCCGTCATGGCCGCTTTGAAGTGATGATATTTCCCGCATCCGTACTTGACGCCACCGGACATTATGTAACCGCCGCGACGAACCATTTCGGCTTCGATGAGAAAACGGTCTTTTGTACGCCACGGTATAGACAGGTAATCTGGGCTTTCATTCATCTTGCGGGAATGCTGCTGCGGCCTTTCAATACGTTCAAGCGTCATGGTCGCAGAAAAAAATCGCATAGTAGATGGCCTCCTCACCGCTGAAGGTGGGGTGGATAGCGGTTTTTCGCCCTCACTCATTCAACCGAACCAGCTAGCATGGGCGGTAAACACGACGGTGCGCGGAGGATTCCCGAAAGCGCGACCTGGGATTTGGACCCAACTGCTGACTTTTGACGATCCAAGCGTTCTCTACAACGGAGGTTACTACAACGCTGCGGTGCAATCGGGATTTAAAGAAGGCCAGTTCCAGGGGTGCGGAACATACGTTTCTGATAACGGAGACCCTTACATTTTTGCGTCGATTAGCGGCAAGGTCTTCAAGATCGACATCGAAAATAAATTTAAGGTCACCGATCTCTCCGCAATCGCTTCGCAGTTTGTCGTTTTTACCCGTGGTCGCGTTGCCAATGTTGCGACTTACGTGACTGGTGGAGCGCACGGGCTTTTCCCTGGCATGGTAGTAAGGTTGCCGGAGGTTCCTGGGGCTACCTCGCCAGCTGGGTTCTTTGGGGACTTTATTGTCCAAAACATCCCGACTTTTGACAGCTTCACGACATACTCTCCAGGAGCTGATGTTGGGCCATTTCTAGGGCCAGCCTTTTTTGGCTACCTGCTTTCAACCAACAATCCCAGCGCAGCTCACGTTTACTTTCAGCAGGCGGAAAACTGGCTGATTATTCAAGATCAACAGAATGCTCCGTATCTCTACGATGGAACTTCGTTGAGACGAGCATTAAGTGATGAGGTTCCAGTTGGGGGTCCGATGGCTTACGGAAAAGGACGCCTTTGGGTAGCCAGTGGATCGGAATACTACGGTGGAGACTTAGTCTACGGAGATCCTGCTTACGGCCGGGACAGCGTGATTCGATTCACCGAGAACACATTTATCAATGAAGGCGGTGCCTTTGCGGTCTCAAACGGCCCGATCACGGGGCTGGCATTCGCGGCCAACCTGGACACGTCCCTTGGCGACGGAGACCTACTGGTGTTTACCCCGACCGCCACTTACGCGTTTAACGCGCCTGTGGACCGGGATGTTTGGAAGGATCTCAGCTATCCAATCCAGCGATTCGCGCTCCTGAACTTCGGATCGTTCAACCACGAATCCATCGTGCCGGTAAACGGCGACCTGTTTTTCCGTGCTCAGGACGGCATCCGATCGTTGATCTACGCCAGACGCGACTTCACTGAGTTTGGAAATACACCGATTAGCCGGCAGGTTACTCGTGCGATAGCTTACGACACGGAGTTTTACCTGACCGCAGCCAGCGCGGTAAATTTCGACAACCGGATGCTGATGACCATTCAGCCTCAGAAGGTCAACGGTAGAGGCACGGTACACCGAGGAGTCGTAGCCCTAGACTTCGATCTCGTCTCCGGAATGGGCCGGAAGCTGCCGCCGGCATGGGAGGGTGTATGGACTGGAGTCGATGTGTTCCAGATGCTGACGATCCGAATCCAGAAACAAGAACACTGCTTCATGTTTGGACTGAATCAAGGGGACATCGGTCTCTTTGAGGTCACCAAGAACGGCCAGTTTGACTTCGATGGATACGATGATGCTCCGATCGAATGGACCATTGAGACCCGGTCGATCACGTTTGGTGAACCTACAAACAAGAAGCGCCTTGTCAGCGCCGAGCAGTGGTACGACCAGGTGATGGGCGACATTGAATCAAAGGTCTACTTCAAGGCTAACGAGGGTGAGTGCTGGCATCCGTGGGCCGAGATCAAGGACTGCGCGAAGTACCGCAACTGCGAACCAGGCGAGATTTCCTGCCCTCCTGCGGTGATCAACTGCCAGGAGGTCAAATACTACCAGCCCCCTGCAAGATCGCGCATTGCCCTACCGCAGCCTCCGGACAAGTGCGACGTGCAGACCGGGGGATTTACCCGCGATGGCTATGAGTTCCAGCTTCGATACGTCAACACCGGCCGCTTCCGCCTCAAACGTGTGGCGATGGTTGCTCAACGCCTTCAAGAGGATATTTACGGCGATCTCAGCCGCGTCGCGTGTCCGCTACTCTCCGAATAGTATGCCATCATACAATCCAGTCGATTACGGCGCCGATCCCTGCGGACTAAGAAACAGCGCGTGGGCGATCAGTGAATGCTTGAATCTCACTGGCAAATGCCATTTTCCGGTTGGCACGTTTCTGCTTGGATCGAGCCCGGGAGCGAAGATTATCAACCGTGTCCGCACCGGAGGCGTTGCGACGTTCAACACCTCTACTGCCCACGGACTGGTTGTTGGAGAGAAAATTACGCTGTACGGTTTTACGGACCCTACGTTCAACGGACCTGACGGAAATCCCGCAACTTATTATGGCTTCCGCGTCGATGCAACCCCAAGCTCAACTACGTTTACAGCAACGGTTCCTGGACCAAACTCTGGATTGGTCACCGAAGATGGATGGATAAACCTTGTTGGCGGAGGATTTACATCCTCAATTCTACTTGGATACGATGCGGCGATCAACAATATTGAGATCACTGGTCAAGGCGCAGGAAAAACTATCCTTAAGTTTGCAGATCATACATCGACAAAGATATTTGATTTGTATGGGTTAAGCGCCCAGATGATTAAGACTATCGGGACCGCCACTGGATCAGGAGTTGTTGGAGTTCCTTTAAGCGTAAAAGGAAACCCAGCAGATGCTACAAATTGCAAAAATACTTTAATACAAGGTCTTACTATTGATGGAAATTACAGAAACAATTCCGTTGCTGATGTTAAAATAGTATCAGTTCAGAGAACTAACGGAATAAATACCTACAACTCTGCAATACCTATTGCATTTGTTCATCCGTATGGTTTAACAACTCAGTTTTCATCACAGGCACCTCCTGTATACGTCCCTCCAATTCCTCCGTTGTATACAAACGTAGGAATATATCAGCAATATATCAGTAATGTTATAACCGCCGGAACTGGAGCTGATGTTACATTTGTGGGTTATGGTCAAGTTCAGAACATCACTCAATTTTCGTTTCAACGAGACGTTGGCGTTGTATTAATTCAAGCAAAAAGAAATTCTGTAAATCAAGCTATTTACACTCGCCATCCTAATTGGTATTTCCCTTTTACTATTGGAAATTCGTTTACTGTAACTGGATTTTCAAACGCAACGCTAAATGGAACATTTGTAGTTGTATCGTTTCCTTCAATCAACGAGGTGTTGTGTGTTAATGTTGGGCCTACGACGACTGTTCAGATTAATGGATTTGAAAGGTTAGCTGGAAATGCAATTTACGATACTGCAACTCCGCACGGTTTCGTGGGCGGAGAAAACGTCCTGATTCAAGGTCTTTCCGATGCGTCGTTTAACGGGACGTTTGTCGTAAATGGATATCCAAGCCCGGTTCAGTTTACTTGCGCTAACCCTGGAACCAACATTGGACCAATTCCAGACTTAGGCACCGTTGACCTGCTCCAAAACGGCCGCGCATGGTCCGCTCCAGATGTCCTCCTAACACCGCAAGTAAACGCTGGCGCAAACTCGGTCTACACTATTGCTGGCATTAACCACACAGGAGAGAACGCACTGATTCAAGATTGCGAGTTCTACGATTTTGGGAACGGGACGTTGAACCAAGAATCATTTGTGGTTAAAACATTCCTCCCAATGACGGTGGAGGATGGAACGCCAGGAGCCAAAGTTCTAAGAAATAAGTTCGGATACGAAGGCAGCAACTCGGTTCAAGGAACACTTTACGTTGGAAACGCAGAGGCTGTTACGGAGGTTGTGGTTGGCGGATATTCATCAATAGTAGATCCGATTAATATCATATCAAGATCGGCCGGAATTGCTACATACACCTGCGTGATGAAGCACACGTTGAGGGTGGGTGATGTAGTGGTGGTAAGCGGTTTTTCAGACGCGACATTCAACGGCACATACACCGTTCTTACCATACCAGATCAGTATAAATTTACAGCTGCAAACGCTAACCCAAACGTCCTCCCTGGCCTGTACCGAGATGGCACAGTAATGATGCTTCGCAGCCGGCGCATCTTTGCATCGGATTGTGTCGTAGAAGAAAACAAATTTATATCTGGACCGAATAGACCGGATGCTCAAAGCCCGCTACACGCAGTGACGGTGAGGGAAACGGTTGATGCAGAGGTAAGGTACAACAATTTCAATGGTTATATTGGAACTTGTTTCTACGTTGATTCGTTTTTTCATAAAGGAACCCACCTACACCACAATGAAGCGTTGAATGTTAGTTCTTTTATTGCGCTGCAAACTGTAGATTATTACGCACTAAATAACGCCCAGTTTTATTCCCCGTTTACAGCGGCGCATAAGAACATGGTAATTGAAAACAACGACGTTTTGTTGTCTGGGCCTGATTCATGGTATTACCAGCCAGCCTATCCTCCGATCAACGCTCCGTTTCTTATTAACAACCACGATGTAGATAAGTCTGCTTTTTACTATCCAACGGATTATCAAATTCCTGTTACATCAGCGACGCGCCTTACTGGCGTAACGACGTTTACAACGGCTTCAGCGCACGAGCTTCAACCTGGTTTTAAGGTGACGATTCTGAAAACCGTCATCGGAAGCTTCATTGGAAAATTCACGGTTATAGCCACTCCGACTACCACGACTTTCACCGTCTTAAATCCAGGCGTAAACGAAAGCACCACTGGAGGGCTTCTGGGAATTGATAGCCCGGTAGACTTTCCTTGGGAAATCCAACCCATCGGATTTCAGCGCACCGCAGGGGTGGCCACGTACACGACGAACAAGGCGCACCAGATGGTCGTTGGATACCACGCAACCGTTGAGGGGCTCAGCGATGTTTCGTTCAACGACGAGGTGATCGTGACTGGGATTCCTACGCTGACGACGTTTACCTGCGCGAGTCCTGGCCCCAATGTCGCGTTCACATCATCAACCGGGAACTTCCTAAGGTACGTCGAGAACATCCAGATTGGATGCAACACGGTGCGCCGCTTGAGTGGAGACCCGCTGGTGATCAACAACGGTGGCAGGTTCGCGACCTTTTTCATTAGCGGAAGATCATCGGGATGCGTTGCGCCGCTGAACCAATTCTTCTATTTCGATTGTCCGGAGGCTTGTTTGGCGCTTGAATGCGACCCAGGCCCGTGTAAGCCAAACGACTACCTTTACCGCATCTAGCCATGCCAACCGTTGATATTTCAGCCGGCACACTGCCGCCACCAACCTGCTACGCCTCCGAACAGGATCGCCTCGACGCTTACGCCGCCGCGTTGATTGCCAACATCAACACCGGGGCAGAGTGGTCCACGTCTCAGGTTGTGCCAGGCAACACTGGGCTGTACTGGCTTCGCACCGACATCAGCAATCGCCCAGTTGAGGTGATGAAGTTTTCGGCTGTTGCCGGAGATTCCGCGTTCATTCGACTGTCGAGCGAAGTTGTGTTTGCTGGCACCTCTACCGGCGCCGCTGGAGTTTACGCAGTCATAAACTCGCCGCCATATCCAAGCCCAGGGTCCGCTTATCGGACCGGACAGATTTACACCTTCCTCGCGAACCATACCAACACTGCCGGATGTACGTTGAACGTCGATGGCCAGGGTGCTAAGACGATTACGAAGGACGGCACGGTGGCACTGATAGCGAATGACATCTTGATTGGGCAGGTGGTTTCAGTGCTGTACGACGGGGTGAATTTCCAGTTGCTTACGCAGAAGCGGGATTTTACACGGCTGAGTTTAAAGCAGTTTTTGACCTATGCGTCAGCACCAATACCAATCGTTCAGAATGGCGATTTAATGCCGTTCAACCACGGTTTTGGCGCGATGCCGTTCATGGTTAGAGCGGTTTTAATTCGCGCAACTGGATTGCCGGGAACATACACTAGATTCACTGATAGTCTACCAACCCCTACGGTTTTTTTTGATTGGTACGAAGGACAAGAAGTGGATTGTTTACATTTCGTATGTAATAGATCAACGAATCTTCCCGCGTTTAAATATCTTTGCGATCCAGGTCAAATTAATGTTCAAGCGGTGGCGTTCAATACATCACTTGGTGGCATTATTTTTCCTTACATGACTTCTCCGCTTGGAACCTCAAGTAACGCGTCAGATTACAGGATCAAAGTCTACGCCACAGCACTAAACCCGGCTTACGTCCCATGAGAAAAACCCTCGCCCAAGCCAAGAACTCCACGATCCCGCAGGCAGTCGGTCTGGCCACCTGCGACGAGCGTTTCGTCCAGCTGCTCAACGAGGCTCAGGCTCGTTTGGCGGACATGGGTAAGTGGTGGGGTACGTACAAGAAGCTGCGTGTCTGCGTCACCGCCGGCTGCATCACCTGGCCTCGCGAGGTCAAGACGATTGAGGCGATGAACCTCTGCGGCTACAACATCCCCATCCAGAACCAGTGGTACGAGTTCCAGACGGACACCCGGGCACCGCGCACCGGATGCGGCCGGGAAGGATGCGAGCAAGACCAGCTGCTAGATCGCGGCATGGTGACGCAGTTTCGCGACTCGGTTGGCAACTGCTACCTCAGGGTGACACCACAGCTAGCAGCCGATGCCGGTAAGCGCGTTCTTTTGCAGGGGCTTGATTTCAATGGAATCCCAATCCGCACACTGGACTCGGTCACTGGAGAATACGTCTGGGGCGAGTACGTCACGCTTCCAAACCCTTCCATCTCGGCCTACGTCCAGACAAGCAAGCTATTCAAGCAGCCAGGTCTGACTGGCGCCCAAAAGCCGTTGACTCAAGGGAGCCTGACGATTCTGGCGTACAACCCGACAACCCTTCTACAAACAGAGGTTGCAGTCTGGGGCCCAAGCGAGCAGAACCCTGAGTATCGTCGCACCTACCTTGTCGGTATGCCCGAGGTGTGCGGTGGCGCCAACTCGTGCAGCACCACCCAAGACAACTGCTGCATCGACAACGGAGACGGCTGCGTGCCAGCAGACGAGGCTTGCACCAACACGGTCGTGGAAGCGATCGTTCGTCTGGACTTCATTCCAGCGATCGTTGATTCAGACTGGCTGTTTATCGGGAACCTCCAGGCGATCAAGCACATGATGAAGGCGATCCAGAAGGAAGACCGGAATCAGTACACCGAGGCTGAGCGCGAGATCCAGCTAGCACTGCGGTCGCTTCGGAATGAGCTTGAGGCGTACAGCCCCAACGAGCGCAGCGTAATCAACGTGCAGCCGTTCGGGTCCGCGAAGATTCAATTTCGGTTTGGTGGATTCATATGATGACCCTGATTACCGAAGAGCTTCCAGTAGCGACGCAGCCGGTGACGTGGCTCGACATCCTGACGGATGAAACTATCACGTTCGACGATCGTCTGGACAGATGGGAAGCGTTTGTGGCGAATCTTCCTCAACAGGAGTGTCCGCTAAAACACACGTTCCCAGAGGGGATGTACGTGCGTGAAATCTTCATGCCGGCTGGGTCAATCGTAACCAGTCGCATCCATAAGTTCGACAACCCGTTCTTCATCACCAAAGGCAGGGTCACGGTCATTAGCGAGAACGAAGGTCTAGTCACCTACGTAGCGCCGTATTCTGGCATCACGAAGCCAGGAACCCGCCGTGTGCTGTTTATCCATGAAGATACCACTTGGACGACGGTCCACTTAAACCCCAGCAATAAGACGGATCACGAAGACATCCTGAACGACATTGCGTCCGTGAGGGAAAATCAATACTTACTATGTCAATATTCGCATCAGCAGTTGGGCCAGTAATCGCAGGCGGAATTGTGTCGGCAGGGATTGGTGCCGGTATGTCGGCATCGTCTGCCAGCGCAGCACGCCGGCAAGGCCGTGACGCCGCTAACCTCCCGGGAATCAACATTGGCTCAGTGATGGGAGAATCCTCCCTAAACGCGCCTCGTGCCCGTGAAATGGAGGCTGAGCGAAATGCGATTAGTCGCGCCCAGCTGCTGGAGTCACTCGGCATTCAGATTCCTGGTTATCAGGAAGGCCAAGCTCAGCGCACGCAGAACGCGCTAGCGCTGCTTCGAGGAGAACTACCACCTGATGTCGCGGCGCAGATTCAACGTAGAGCGGCCAGTCAAGCTCTTGAGAAAGGGTTTGCCGGAAGTGGAGCCGGGAAGAATTTGGTTCTTCGAGACCTTGGTCGGGGTTCTTATGAAGCCGCAAGACTCGGTGAACAACAATTCGCCAACATAATCGGAACCACACCAATGGCACCGCTAGCCAACTACGAGTTCACTCCGCAACAGATAGCAGCCCTGCGAGGCGGTGAGCGTGGCGCCCAGCAACAGGCGCTGCTTGGTGTTGCCGGTATGCCGAGCGCAACTGGAGTTGCTGGTCAGGCATTCGGATCGCTTGGATCAGGGTTAACCAACCTTGGATTCGCGCAGCTGGGGGCGCAAACTCGCGCTAATGCTGGCACAGGTGGTGATTGGAATTATTCAACTGGAATGCCGACAGGTTACGGTCGCCAAGGACTAAGCTAAAATTTTATGGCAAACCCCTTCTCAGGACTCGAAAACATCGGGCAGTCGTACCTCCAAGGCGTGCAGCTGGCGAATCAACGCCAGGCCAGGGAGGAAGCAACAGCGCAGCGTGCTGAAGAGACGCGGATGCGAGGGCAGTATTATCAGGATCTGGTTGACCAGCGGCGAGAGGCGGCGGCGTTGGCGGCAACAGGGCGCGCGGATGAGTTAAAACGGCGAACTGACGCAGACGTGTTAGCAGCAAAGCAGCGTGACGACACGCTGGGACTTAAATTTGGAAAAAGCCTTGTCCGTGATGCAAAAGGAAACATTGACCTGATTGCATCTGCCGCCAAATTAGAAGAATCTGAAAGTCAAAACATATTTAACGAGACCGCTGGATTAGCCGCAGCCCTTGGAAAACCACTAGAGGGAATTGACCCTAATATCCTTAAATCCAAATCATATCAGAGGGGCGTGGCGCTAGGGATGGTGGAAAATCTGAAGAACGATATCGCGCTTCAAAAGGTTCTGGCGTCGCAAGGGGGGATGTTACTGCAACCGAAAGCGATACCGGCAGATCTTGAGCCAGCAATCAGTGGGCCGTCACAAGACACTGAGTTAAACGTGTTGAATGAGATTAGGCAAACACAAGGTGTCCCTGAAACTTTAGTTCAACCGCCTGCAAGGACTTCTCTTAAAAAACCTCCAGAAGGATATCAATATATTGACATTGGAGGAGGCAAAACAGCCCTTATAAAGATACCTAAAGCAACGAAGTCAGATCGGCCGGTTTTCGTTAAAACCGTCAAGGTGAAAGATGCTGAAGGAAACGAAACTGAAATGAAGTACACAAAGGAGGAGGTAGATGCTGGACTTGATAGGCTTGTTGCGCCTCCCGGTTTACCTTCCGCAACAAATGCGGCCCCCGCGCTTGAGGTAAAAGGAGTCTGGAAACGAGATCCGATCAACGGCAAACTTGTCCTCACTAAATAAGTCATGCCTAAGCTCATTGATATCCAGGACATCGGCCTGATCGAGGTTCCCGATGATGCCACTGACCAAGAGCTTCAAGAGCTTGTTGATTCTATTGATCAAGGCGCGCTGCCCGCTGCTGGCAACGCCCTCATGCGCGAAGGTGGCCGCATGGTCGGTGGAGGTATGATGGGCCTGACGCGTGTAGGCCTCGAAGAGCCAGCGCCATTAATCTCAGCAGCACAGGCTGAAAGCCCAGCTGCGATGGCGGCCTACGAACGTAGGCAGGCAGCCTGGGAAAAGCGCGTCAAGGAGGTGTCGCCGGAGGAAACCATGGCTCGTGCAGCGATGCTTGAGGCCAGCCCGACATTCCAGATGGGCAAGGCGCTTCAAGAGGGCGCAAGAGAAGCATTCCCAGTCAATCCCCTTCGAGAAGATGATTTTCTCACCCAGGTCGCCAGCGGACTAGGGTCACTTCCTGTGTCGATAGTGCCTGGTGTCGGGCAAGCGGCTTACGCATTCAGCACCGCAGAAGATGCGGCTCAACGCGCTGGCCAGTTTTACGACGCCAAGATCGCGCAGGCATTGGCTGAAGGGAACATAACAGAGGTCAATCGCCTACAAGCTGAAAAGCCTACCAAACAGTACCAAGCGGCTTTTTACACTGCGCCGATTGGTGGGCTTACGGAGCGAGCTATCGGAGCGGTGCCGGCAATCAATCAGGCGATAGCGGGCAAGGCAGGAAAAAACCTCCTAGAAGATATCTTAAAACCGTTGGTCGGAGAAGCTGGTCAGGAGGGGTCAGAGCAATGGCTTGGCAACGCAGTCGCCAGGAAGACTTACAACCCCGATCAGAAACTAAGCGAAGGCGTTTATGATTCGACTTCAGTCGGCGGAACGGTAGGTGGCCTGGTTGGATTAGTGACTGGCGGAGCAGGCCGTTATGGACGAGTTCGTAGGATGGGCCAGATCCAGGAGCAACGCCTTGTCGAAGGGCCTGCACCTGGAGGGCAGCGCCTTCAGGAAATCATCGACCGCCAAGCAGCCGGCGTCGCTGCTATCGGCGGCGATCCCAACCTCCCACTCCCCAACGCCACCGCCACCCTTGCTGGCATCAACTCCGGCGGCGCGCCTTCTGGACCGATTAAGCTCGTACCTCCAGGTAGGGCTGTTGTGCCGGCAGATGAAGAAGCCAAGATTCCAGACATGGCTCTGGAGACCGACGTAGCTGATGAGGAGACCCCAGTCGAAGTTACCGCTGTTGCTCCTGAGACGGTCGCTGCCTCCGAGACATCGGTCTCTGCTACTCCCACCGAAGTCCAGCCGCTGACGGTTGAGGAGACTCAGGAATTTCTCTCAATCGTTGACGCCATCGGAGAAGGCTCAGTCACTGATGTTCTCCTTACTGATGAAGAGTTGATTCGTTTCGAGGGTTTTGTTGGCCGTATTCGCCAGCTGCAAGATGCTGGGTTTCAGTTCGATGAGACCACGGGGTGGACTAAGCCTGAAGCTGCGGCGACCCCCGCCGTGGCAGAAACGCCAGCCGTGGCAGAAACGCCTACTGCGCCACAGGAGCCAACCCCGTTCCAGGTGGCGCCTGATTTCCGGTACACGATCACGGAGGCTCCGAATTACGGGTTTAGCCCGCTTTTATACAAAGACGCGGACTTCGAGCTGGAGAGACTTCAAACACAAGCGGAACGAGGTCGTCTAACTGCGGAAGGATTTGCCCAATCCGAAATCGGAATGCGGATGGATAGCGGCCAGATGAGCGGTGTTAACAGCGGTCTAAAGTTAGATCCCGTCGGGACCATTAAAGCCTTGAGGGCCGCGCTGGTTCCTGCGCCGGCGGCGACTCCCGCTGCACCTAAACCTGCGCCCGCCGCGCCCGCGCCTAAGCCCCCCGCCCCCGCACCCCGCCCCGCCCCTGCTGCTACCCCCGCAATCGCCAACCAAAACGTTAGCCACGGGAAGTACGCCGCCCTCTTAGTCAAAGACCTCTTCGCGCAACAGCCGGACTACGCTATGTGGTTGGTCCGAAGCACCAGGAGCGCCGCCCTTGGGTCGCGCTCGCGCCAAGTTGGCGACTACATTAACTCACTGCCGGAATACCAGAACGCGGTCACAGAAGAGAGAGCGAAAGCCGAAGCAATCCTTACCGATGAAAACCAATCCTTCCTCACTGGCCTCAAGATTAACGCCCGGCAGAACCCAGATGGTAGCATCACCCTCCGGGGTAAGACTTACGACCGCAAAGAAGAACTTACCAATGCCGGCGGACGATATTCCCAAATCGGGAATGACAAGTTCTACACGATCTCTGCCGCCGGTCTTGGGCAGTTTATCGAGCGATCAAGAGCTGATTCGGGAGCTGCTGGCGGACAAAGAAGTAGTGGCCCGGCTTATTCCCGTGATGTTGAACTCCGAAAACTCCGAGAGAATGCGGACAACCGGCCCGACCGAAGCGGATTGGACGGAGGCGTTGACAAGTATCTTGACGTAGGAACTCAGGAGCTTATCCGCCAAGGCGAAGAGTTTGGCATCCCGAGAGAAGTTGGAGATGAGCAGATTGAAGACGCGGCCATGATAGTGCGAGCGTTTGCGGAACGAGACACCCGGCCGTTCTTCATGCTTTCCAGCGCACCTGGAACCGGAAAGACCTTCGTGTTGGGGGCTGCTATTCGCGAGATAAAGGATAATTATTTCGCCCGCAAGATCATCTACGTGACCCTCAATCAAGGGTTGATTAAGCAGATCAAACAGGATCTCAAGGCTTACAATATCGGCCCCGTGAAGTTTATCACCTACTCGGAGATGAAGGATCTCCAAGCGGAAGACTCAGACGTGATAATCTTCGACGAAGCGCACGCGATCAAGAACCTGGCTGGAAGCGGATCAGAGCAGGCCAAGAAGGCTCAAGAGTGGATTCTTAAGACCAAGTTCCCGATCTTCTCAACCGCGACGCCGTTCGAGAACCCGACTCAGACGGCCTACCTACTGAACACTGGAATCTTTGATTCGTTCAACGGTGATTACAAACAGTTCGCTCTTGCGTACGGTGCGACACCGAGTAGGGACAGCGGAGGAAACATCGTCCGAACCATTTGGTTCCCAACTAAAACCAACGAGCAGGATCAAATTGCGGCGAGAAATTTCTTCCGCAAGGAAGGTATCTTCACGGCTCGAAAGACCCGACTGCCAGCAAGCCAAGTTGATTCGCGCCTGGTGCCCATCAAAGGGGATGAAGAATGGACCAACACCTACAATGCGTTTGCGGCTGAAGCCGAGGCTCAAAAGGGCTCCCTCGATGGCACTGAAAAGATGTGGATCATCAACTACAAGAAGCGCCTGCTGGAAGCGTCTAAGATCAAGAACGCAATCAGCGAAGCACGCCGGGCCCTCAGTGCCGGAAGATGGCCGATCATATTCGTTGAGACCAAGGCAGAGAGAAGCATCGACATTCAAGAGCAGCTGAGGCTCCAGGAGCAATTCAAGCGAGCCAAAGCCATAGCAGAGAGGACGGGAGGCGAAAAGCCGAAGCGTTCGGATTACCAAGGGTTGCTGTCAGACGGCATAATTAACGTGCTGGAAGCGACGATGGAGCGAATTGACACCACTGTAATTTCGATACCGTCCGCTGAAGACGTGATCAAAAACGAGATTGGCGCCAACGATGTCGCAATCTTCACGGGTTCGGTGACAGATGCGCGGGCCCAGAAGAATCTCGAACTCTGGCGCGGCGACAAGCCTATGGTCCTGGTCGCCACGATGGCTAAGGGCGGCACAGGGCTATCGTTACACGACAAGACTGGAACGCACCCGACAACCCAGATCAACGTCAACTTGCCGTGGACCGCATCTCAGGTGGAGCAGGTGTCGCTGCGGTCTGCGCGCTACGGACTCAGAGGTAAAGCCCAGATGATGTGGCTCTTCGCGGACAACATTCCGTTTGAGCGCGAACTGGCGACCCGAGTTGGTGGCCGCATGAGGGACATGGGCGCGCTGGTTCAAGGAGAGGTGGGAGCTACCGCTACCAACATTAAGAACTTCAATTTCGAGGATGAGTCGTTCTCAGGGGCTAATGCTGCCGAGGCGGCCAAGAAGGACCTGACGAAGAAGGAGCCGACGCCTCCGGTGGCACCCACACCTCCTGTTGTCCCCACACCTCCAGCTACACCTGCCGCTCCTAAGAAGCGCTACAAAGCCCGCGCGTGGGCGTTCAAAGGAGACATCCTTGATGACATTATTGCTCTCGGTGGCGTCATGTCTAAAACGCAGGCCAACAATGAAGGACGCCTAAATAGGATCAGAGACCTCTACGACGACGCTCCAAAACTGGATGCGTACTTCAATAAAATCTTCGCAGGAAGGTCGCGCGGAACAACAAGCCGGAATCTGCCAGACGTACTCCTCCAGGAGCTTGCCATGCAAAACCCCGGTAAGTATGGGGACATGAGCGTGTCTGAGTTCTGGGATGAAGTTAAGAAGGCAGCACGCGGTCGCAAAGGAGACGTCGCTGCTGCTAAAGAGGAAACTAAGGCAGCGGAAGCCGGCGCCAAAGAAGCGATGGGTCTCGATGCGTTCTTACAGGCGCAGGATGATGCGTTCGTTGATGCTCAAACTGAGGGGATGCAGAATGCTGGAGAACCAGATGGACCTATTCAAATATCAGTTGGAAGCCTTGCGCTTGGAGACAAGTTCTCGGTTCAAGGCGAGCAATTCGAGGTTACAGTTGTTACTCCAGATGGAGGTTACACGATTCGCGATGGCGATAAATTTGGAGCTCAGCAACTGACGGAATACGACACGATCTTCGTGGATGAACCTCCTGATCGCGGAGGCGGAGATGCGTTTGAATTTCCTACCGAAGGGCCGGCTGCGCCCGCCGAACGCAAACCCCGCCTTACAGCTAAAGAAAACCAGGGTGATCTGATTACCAGCACGCAATCCGAACAGGTTACCCTGCTTGGAGAGGAAGGCATCGACCTGGAGGCTCGCAGAGAAAAGGCTCAAGCTGAAGCCCGCGCCGCTGCTGAAGCTAAGGCTGCCCAGGATAAGGCGCAGATGAATCTCTTTGACGAAAGTCCGATTCAACGGGCCGGCAAATCAGCGATTGATGCCATTGATCAGATCACTAGGAACATCGACGAAAATCAATACTCGGATCCGTTGCTTTTAACGCCGCTGGCGAAGCTGGCCCTTCAGATCGCCAAGGGGTTGATTCACACCGGCATGGCTGTGGATCGCGCAATTCGCCAGGCGGTTGCACAGGCACGGCAAAGTTACCCAAATGACCCTGTCAATGATGCCGAGTTGTCTAACCGGCTGATTAGCCTCATGCCAGATCAACCGTCTCAAGACGTCTCCTCAGCCGACACTTCACTGGCCCAGATCCCCGCAGTCTTTAAGAGTAAGATCTTCGTTCCTCGCGGCAAAAACCTGGACATTGGTGCCGGTAAGTTCGACCTCGGGAAGCAGTACCTTGAGAGCGAGCGGGGTGTCACGGAGAGTGTTCCGTTTGATCCGTTCAATCGAAGCGTTGAATCCAATCGTGCAGCTGTCAATCGGTTGCAGTCAGGCGAGCGATTTGGAACCACGACCGTCCCTAACGTATTGAATGTCGTTGCTGAGGCTCCCGCTAGAGACAATGTCATTCTTCAGGCTGCTCAGGCGCTTGAGCCCAACGGAGTTGCCTACTTCCAAATTTACGAGGGTGACCGATCTGGCAATGGCCGCAGAACATCCAAAGGATTCCAGAACAACAAGAAGACATCCGACTACGTTGCTGAGGTTCGTAAGCACTTTGGAGACGTGCGGACCTCTGGAAACATTATCGTTGCAAGCAATCCAAAGGCTTCTGGAAGGGTTTCGTTTTGGCAGCTGTCGTCAGATCCAAGTGGGCCTACAGTACGCCTCACCCCCTCTTTCGATGACCTCAGCGACGCCGTCGCCGAAGTCTCCGACGCTATCGCCCAGTTCGTCGAGTCTATCACTCCCAAGGCTGGCATCACTGAAGGCCCGACGCCCGAGGATTCTGCGCGCCGGGTTCTTGAAACCCTTACCAATCTGGCGTCCAAAGCAATCCTCTCCGGCATCCAGAGCGCCTCACGATGGGCGACCAGCCTGCAAATGAAGCTCAGTCCGGCGTTGCAGTACGCTTGGGACCGCGCTCAAGGATCTACGGTCGAGCCCACACCAGAGGTTATCGCTGATGTAGCCACCTTGCCGGAGCGTGCGAATAGCAGCGACTTCGGTGTGATCTACAGTACGCCCGGCAAGCCTGTAACCACCAAGCGTGGCGCATACGAGGACACTGTCGCCGGCCGACGGTCTAGGACTCCTGAGGTTGTAAACGCTGGTATCCAGCTGGCGGTTGATGCGTTCAACGAGGCGGGTGTAAAGTTCCGCCAAGTGGGAGACACCCTCTTCGCGCCTGTCGATGGGGTTGACCAGGAGGCGGCTGGAAGAAAGCTGATCGAGGTCGCCAAAAAGAAGATCGCCAAGGCCAAGGCCGATGGCCGCAGCGATACCATCGCAGAACTAATCCAGTCGCTCCGCAACCACTTCGGCGCATCCGAGGCATTCAGCCCTGATACCCGAGATGAACTCTACCTGATCGGTCAGTCTGAGGCGTCCCAGTTTGGTATTAACCTGGCGAGCCTGAGGGCGTCCGTGAAGGACTTCGTGGCCATGGCTCGCAATGTGCGCGGATTCCTTACATCAGCCATCTACGACAGCTTCAACGGTGAGAGCGTCAAGGGTGTGATGGACAAGATCATGACCGAGTTCCGTGGTCAGTTTACCGAGGCCGATATCCAGAAGATCGTTGGCGAGAAGCCTGACCTCCGGGAGATGCTGAATCGGTTTGGAGTCCTGGCACTGGCCGATACCGGTGGCCGCGTTTACCGCACTGTCCAGGCGCGCCTGACTACCAAGAAGCCGAAAACTCAGAAGGAGAAACAGGAACGCGAGATTGAGAATGAAGCTATCGAGCAGATCATCCAGAACGCGCGGATGCTTGGGGTTACCGAGCCTCCCCAGCCTCCGAATCGAAAGCTCACGGCCGACGAGCGCCTAGCGCTGATGACCAAGCCTGCGACCCAGGCCAAGGTCCAGAAGGCTACCGAGGACGCCGTCAAGCAGGCTGAGTTCAACGCCGGATGGGCGGTTATGATGGCTAGCGCAGCCGGCAACGAAGAGCTTCGCGCTCAGTACCAGGAAGCCATGGACGCCAAAGAAGAGCCCGATCCAGAGGCGATCGAGGAGGGTCTCGACCTCCCGAAGTACGCCCACTGGCGCACGATCCGCGACGGGTTCCTGAACTACTCGCCGACCACCCTGAAACTTGCCCAGGACGTAATCCGTGGCCGGTTCAAGGGGACACAGTTCGGGCCAAAGAAGGTTGCCCCTGCGGCGCCTGCCAAGATCAACCTCGTTCGCCTGGTGCAGTCTCCCAATGCCGAGATGAGCCGCGTGATCGGAGAGCAGCTGGCCGCCATCGAAGGAGTGATGGACCTGGCCGGCGCGTCCCCCGAGGCTAAAGCCCGTGTGATGCAGATGGTTACAGCCAATGTGGGTTCTCAGATCCAGCTGGCCCGCCAGCGCGTGCTGAATAACTTCCTGGACGTGAAGGCCAAGACTGGCCCCACAACCGCGAGCGATAGTCTCCAGCGGCTAATCAACGCCGGCATCACCGAGGATAAGCGCTACCAATCTGAGCCCACCCGTAAACTCCTAAAGCGCGTCGCTAAGACCTACCTGACGGCCGACGAGCTTTCAGGCATGGCGACCAAGACTCGGGCCGAGAAGCTCGCGTTCCTCACCGGCAAGCTGAACCAGATCGTCGCAGCCGAGAATCTGGCCGATGAGTGGATGCAGGGCGCTGTCTGGACTTACCTCACCGAGCGGATGATGGAGGCCGAGAACGCAATAGTCTCCCAGATCGTGGGAGCCAAGGACGTGAGCTTCGATCCAGCACAGCCGAAGACTGATGCTCAGCTGGCGGCCGACCGGGCTAAGGCCGTCGATCGCTTAGAAGGCGGTATCCGTGCCGGCCTGCTGGACCAGCGCATCGCCGAGAGCGTGGCCAAGAACCCCGCGTTGCAGCGGCTGGTTCCAAAGATGAGTGACCTAGTGAAGCGGGTTCTCAACACCCCGCAAGCTGGCCAGGCTAATCTAGCTAAAGCATTCTCAGAAGCGTTGCTGTCAGAACTGGCAATCGACCAGGCGTTGGCCGACAAGACGGGCCTCGCGCTGGCTAAGGCATTCCAGGTGAAGTTTGAGCGGGCTCGCATTCAAGCGCTAGACAAGGCGACCCAGAAGCTCACCGGCAAACAACGCGAGGAGGCTGGCCCAGGCACTCCGCTCTGGCAGAAGATCGAGCAGTTCGTGAACGCGGGCGGCATGAACTCAGCGGCGCTCCTGCAAAGCATTGCGAAGAAATCAGGCTGGAAGGTGCCTACTGATGAGGAGGTTTCCCGCTTCCGAGACCTGGCGCGCCTGGAGCAGGAACTCAGCACAGCCACCGAAGAGGAGATCAACGCCGGCATCACGGACGACATCAAGGCCGCGATGAACGAGGGCAAGCGCATGGACGTTATGCGTGAACTCCAGATGCGTTGGGCGCGGATGACCCTGCCGATCCGTGGTAACAAGCAGAACCAAGCAAGGGCGGCCAAGGAATACGGGTCGGCAAACACGATTTTCAAATTTGGTTTCATCACCAAGCAGCTGATCGACGTGGCTACCCAGATGTTCGTTTACACGCCGTCGCGTGCAGGTGCGACAGCGATCCAAAGATTCATATCCAGTCGCGACCCGAATCGCACACTCCGCCTCTGGAAGGATACGGCGACCACCCTCGAAGATGCCTACAAGGCGCGCTTCAACGCGCTTAACATGGCGTACAAATCCGCGCTCCAGGCCGCCAAAGGCCGCGCTGAAAAGGATACCATCATGGGTCTGCAGAGCGGGATGCGGGCACTGGATCGCGCTAACGCGGAGGCTGCTGAGTACTACAAGACCGGCAAATACGCGCAGGCCACGGTGCTTCGCATTCTTGGGCTCGCGCAGTTGTCCTATCGCTTCGCCTCATCCCTCGACGCATTCCAAGGCGTCCTGGCTGAACAACAGGAGATTGGGGCTTGGACAGAATCACAGCTGCGCCTTCAAGGCATGGCGCCGGCCGAGGCACGTAAGGCTGCGAAGACAATTATGGGCGACGCTTTGGCTGAGTACGCGCTGGCTCAGACACTGGTCGGGGATAATCCCAATATCGCGCCCAAGGATCGTAGCGCCGCTGCATGGAACGTGGTGCGAGCACGGCAGTATCAACGCATTGCGACAGCTGGTTTGGACGCGGGAGATATCAAAGGTATCACGCAAAATCTACGGTCTACCATTGGATGGAACGTCGAAGAGGAGGGCGGCCCTGGTGGCGTCATTGGGCAAGCGATGAAATCCACCGGGAAAATCCTGTCGCGCGTCGGGATTCCGGATCTTCTGGGAATGTTCTCGAACGCCGTTGCAATCGGAGTCAACCGAGGGTTCACGTTTGCTGGCGGCGGCTTTGTTCCCAGCGCGTTTGAGGGGTCAGCCTGGTACAAGACTGAGACCGACAAGGTGCAACGGAAGATCGAGGCTGCGGCAGGATTGGGGCTTTCTGGTTTGTTTGTTGGATTAGTGCTCTCGGGCGCACTGCGAGTCTTCACTCACTGGCCTGACGACAAGGAAGAGGCTGATCTTTGGGAGCGTGAGGGTCATAAGCCGAACACTATGGAGCTTGATTTACCAGGTGGGAAAATACTCCGCGTGTCGCTTAGCACTGGACCGTTCCAGTTCGTTCGACCAGCGCTGGCCGCTGTCGGTGAGCTTCAGTACCAACAGGCGAGACGCGACCGTCTCAATCAAAAAGCTGGAGCCGCTGCCAAAAAGAAAGGTCTGAAGTTTGAGCCCCGAGAACTCACCGCCATGGATATTGTCAGCGCACTGGGTTACGGCGCCTGGTCTGCCATAGCCCAAGGGCGCACTACTTCCGGTCTTATCGGAGCCGGCACCTATCGCGGAACAGCAGATGTAGGCAAGATCGCGGCCGCTGCCGTGAGCCCCTTGATTCCGTTCGGGCCCCTCATGCGCGAGGCGACCGCTATGTCCGGCGCGCAGTTCAACCCCAAGGACCAGACGTTCATCAACCTCCTGGTCCCGACACCCTGGAGCGGAAAGGTTGACCGAAACTTCCTAGGAGACCCAGTGGGTACACCGCGCGCCCAGGAGCGCATCATGTCTATCCTGACCGGCGGCACTGCAATCGTGGGCGGCGAAGATCCTGATCGCGCTTACCAGGTACTAGCCAAGACTGGATGGACGCCGGCCACCCCTCAGAGCAACAAGTTCTTTCAGTTCGGGCGCGTGCAAAGGCAGGCCACACCAGAGGAGTTGACTAAGATGCAAGAGGTGCGAGCGGTCGAGCTTAAGACTCGTATCTCTCAGCTGGACCCAGCGACAGCGACTAAGCGCCAGCTGGATCGCATCGAAGATATCGCGAACGCAAAATCGAAAAAAGCTGTGGGAATCCGATAATCCTGTATTGACGCTGCGCGCCACTTGCCATACGTTGACTGACGTATGAGCAACCTATCAGTCGCAACGCAGCAAGCACAACCTCTCAGCGCCTTCTCTTCAGAGAACGCGTTCGTCTCTGTCCAACGCATGGCCAAGGCCCTTGCGTCCAGCACCCTCGTTCCCGACGCCTACCGGGGCGAGGCTAACCTCGGGAACTGCATCATCGCTCTGGAACTCAGCCAGCGCATTGGCGCCTCGGTCATGGCTGTTATGCAGTCCATGGTTCCTATCCACGGCAAGCCCACCTGGTCTGCTAGCTTCCTGATTGCTACCGTCAACAGCTGCGGTCGGTTTAGTCCGATGCGTTTCCGCTGGGTTGGAAAAGAGGGGACAGATGAGTGGGGCTGCCGCGCCTTCGCAGTCGAGCGCGACTCCAACCTGGAACTCGTTGGCGCCCTCGTGAACATCAATATGGCCAAGGTCGAGGGTTGGTACGGTAAGTCTGGCTCTAAGTGGAAGACCATGCCGGAGCAGATGCTTCAGTACCGCGCTGGCGCTTTCTGGTGCCGCACCTACGCGCCCGAGATCGCACTTGGTATGCACACCTCGGAAGAGGTCCAGGACACGCCTGCGGCCCAGCAGGTGGTCCAGTCGGTCACCGTGAGTTCATCCATCATGGACGTGACACCGACGCCTCCTGCACCTGTTGAGCCCAAGCCGCGCAAGAAGAAGGAGGCCGAGGCTATTGCAATCGTGGAGCCGCCCGCTCCCGCCGCTCCTGAACCCGCACCGGAGATCGTTGAGACCGCACCCGCCCCGGTCGCACCCGTTCCCGCGCCGGAGCCTGAGCTTGAAACCGTCGAAGGGACGCTAGCATCCGCCGGGATCACCTACGAGCAGCTGGTGAAGCTGGTCATAGACCTGAAGTGGTGGGAAAACCCTGAAGCCTATCCCACGGTGGCAGACCTTCCTCCTGATATCTGCAACTGGATCATCCGGAATAAGCGCGGTATCGGCCGTGCAGTGGTGAAGGCGGGAGGTGCGCTGTGAATTTAGTCCACCCCATCGACGTAAACACCTACCGCAGTCACCCGGCGATCAACATCTCCAGCCTCAAGGCGTTCAGCCGGTCGCCGGCCCACGCTCTGGTCGGCTTCGAGGAAGAACGAGAAACCTCGGAGGCCATGAACATCGGCAGTCTCTTGGACCATAAGGTCCTCGGGACGCCGTACCTTTGGACCACATCTCCCTACGACGACTTCCGAACCAAGGAAGCACGCGCCTGGAGAGAGGACCAGGAGTACCGCCGGGTCACCGTGTTCAAGCAGGACGCAATCGAAACCGTCGAGCGCATGGTTGAGTCCGTGCGTAAGCACACAGTCGCCGGCCGATTGCTCGCTGAGCCGGGCAAGGCCCAGGTCGGGATGTTTGGCGAGTTCGATGGCTGCGATCGCAAGGGCCTGATCGACTGGTTGCCCAACACGACCCCGGTAATCGTGGATCTCAAGAAAACGAGGGATGCTAGCAAGGCTGGGTTCCGCCGGCAGATTGGCCAGCTGCGCTACGACGTTCAGGCCGCGTACTACCGCGACCTCTATCGGGATATCACTGGCGAGACCCGCGCCTGGCAGTGGATTTGCGTCGAAGATCAAGCGCCCTACGCGGTCGCTGTTTACCAGATGGACACCGAATCCTTGGACAAGGGATCAGCCACATGGCAGTCGTGGATTCGCCAGTGGATGGTCTGCGAGGACACCGACAGCTGGCCGGGTTACAACGGCGACTCCATTCAAATCATTCAATCGCCCACCTGGATTCTCAAAGATGAAACTCTCCCGTGAAGCCATTGAACGCCTGATGGGTCCACAGCCCACGATCACGAAAACCGTTGTAGTCGAGAAACCCAAAGAAGGTTGGAGCCCGATGACCGAGAAAGAGAAGGCGGCCATCGAGCGGTTCGTAAAAGACAACCCCACGTTTTCATACAAAGAACTGTCCAAGAAGTTTGGACGCGCTCCGAGCGTGATCTGTGGTTTGTGTAAAAAAGCTGGATTGAAGATTCAAAAGAAACGCCCATGAACTCGCTCATCTCGAACGCTGTGGCACGAGGTTGGATTAGTTTTCCCCACCCAGCTGCGGTGACGGCACATCCAGACGTGGTCAAGGCACGAATCAACTCGCCGAACTACAATGCCCAACGCGCCTGGAAACTGTGGAACGAAGGCCAGAGCTTGGCCTACGTGGCGAAGGCTGTCGGCGTAAAGAAGCGGTGCGTGATGGCAATTATTGAAGAGGGGAAATCGAAAGCGAAGGAGGCAAAATGAACATCGAAGAAACTAAAGAAGCCATCCGCGTGATGCAGGCATTTGTGGATGGTAAGGACCTAGAGGTCTTGGGTCCTGTTGGAAAATGGGAACCAGTACATTTCCCTCGGTGGGGCTGGGACGACACCCAATACAGAATCAAACCCACCGCAACGCTCCGCCCGTGGACTGCGGATGAGGTGCCGCTGGGAATGCAGGCGAGGAATCGTGAATACCCCAAAACACGTTGGTTGATCGACCGCACATCTAGCGAAGAGAACAGAAAGGATTGGTGTGAAAAATACGAACACTCAATCGATGGTGGCAAAACATGGCTCCACTGTGGAGTGATGGAGGAATCGAAATGAGCGATCATATTCCTGACCCCACGAAAATGATCAGCGATACACCGAGGACAGACGCTGCGTACTTCAAGCCTGACGCTACGATGTACGACCTAGCTGGTGAGATGAAACGCATCGAACGCGAACTCAACGCAGCAAACGACCGCATCAAGCGGTTGGAGGAAGCGGCTAATGAGACAATCAAACTGGCAGCTAAACACATAAAGCAATTAGTCGATGGAGGTGATGAAGCGATTTACAAAACGAACCTGTTCGACCGAGAGTTGCATTGGAACAAAGCCAAGGAGGCCAAGCCGTGACAAATCAAAACAGCAAAAGCCTTTTCGATCAATTGGTCGAAGCTCAAAAGCGAATCATTGAGCTGGAAAACGAAGTGAACATGAAGCACACGCATCATGTTGTTGTAA